TTAGTGTACCTTAGCCGCCCAGGGATCCGTTTCGCCTGAATAAAGACGTTTTAAGGGATCCTGACCGTAAAACTGGCTGAAGCGTTGCCACAGCGACGGAAAGCGCGGAGCGAACAACTGCGGCGCGCTAAAGAAATACTCTGACAACACCGCAAAACATTCCGCCGGGTCGGTTGCGGCGTAGGCGTCGATACTGGCGGCGTTTTCGCCTACCAGATCGATTTCATCCTGAATATTACTCATCGCGGCGTGGAGATCGTGCTCCCAACCCGCTACATCGCGCAGCGCGATAAAGGGTACGCCGCTGGCACGATCGCCATTACGCATATCCAGTTTATGGGCAACCTCATGGACAATAAGATTGAAGCCTGATGCATCAAAGGAGTCGTGGATATCCAGCCAGTTGAGAATAATCGGCCCCTGCTGCCAGCTTTGCCCCGATTGTACGCTGCGCTGGTTGTGGACCAGGCCAATATCGTCTTCCCACTCATCATCTACCACAAAGGGTGCCGGATAAATCAGCACTTCATGGAAGCCATCCAGCCATTCAATCCCAAGTTCCATCACCGGCAGGCAAAAAAGAAGGGCGATACGCGCGGATTTCAGTTCGTCGAGTTCAAAACCTTGCAGCGCGACCAGCCGTTTCTGCTGAAGAAAACGTTCAGCCAGGCGGATGAGCTTTTGCTGTTCCCCTGGAGTGAAGCCCGCCAAAACGGGAATGGTGAACGCGTCATCCCAGGGAAGAGGCGTTGTCGAGGTGGATTCATTCGCTTTCCACGGCCACTTAATCATCTATCTGCTCGCAAAGTCGTCATTTGAACAAAATCGAAAGGGCAAGGACTATTAAAATGCCAAATAACCTGGCATCATGGCAACCGTTCAAAACGGAGAGATGCCGGAGCGGCTGAACGGACCGGTCTCGAAAACCGGAGTAGGGGCAACTCTACCGGGGGTTCAAATCCCCCTCTCTCCGCCACTATTCAAGCACTTACACTTGATTGTGTCTGTGACCGAACTCGCGATGAGAAAATTTTGAGAGAAAAAATATAGCCATTTCATTCCGTTCGGCATATTCTGATTTTCGTGAAAAAACACAAAATCTATGTTATGGATGGCAACATGGCTAATAATCTTAATACTGCTGTAGCTCAAATGTCACACGCTACAAAATCTGCTTCTCATAGCCTATCAGATCTACTTAAAGCTCTCGATCAAGCAGATATGTATGCATACTTGAGCCAGATTTCAACTGTGTATGGGTTTCCTCCATTAAAAAGAGGTATGGATGCTGCATTACAGTCGATTGAAGAAGTTATTAATGTCCCATCTGCATCATTCCCTAATGCCGATTTAAAATCATTGTCATTGATGATTGACAGAATAAATATTGCCGGTAGCCATGTTTATTCTATCGATAGTAGTCAGACTGTGGGGTTTCATAAAAAAATCCAGCATGTATTTAAAACAGCAGTGCCAGAAAAAAAATATGCACAAAAATACCCCGTTAAGATTTATGATGGTACGACAACTAAGACTGTTACACCCGGAACACATCTAACAAAGTGCTTAGACACTGGCGATGGGTATGCGTTTATTTTTTCATATTTATACAATGTTAAAATTAAAGGTGCGAAAAACTCAACCCCATCTAACGTACCTTATCAATTTTTTACAACAGTTTTTGTTCCGAAAAAAAAGAAACGCATTGAGTACCGTATACCACGCAACCTTGGCAAAAGAGAGGGTTCTAAGGCCTTAACTGGTACAAGAAATGCTTTCATCGACTTATTACAAATTGCTGGTGTTAATATTCAGTTTAATTCACTGAACTTTTATAATGCCATCAAAAGCATTTTGACTGACAGAAAGTTTGGTCGGGCGGTGCAAATAGTCTATGTCGGAGATAGTACTGGCTCAGATGCAAATATGGTTGGCCGTAGTGATCCGAGTTTTGAAGCAAGAGATGTCACAGTAGAAAATAAAAAGAGGAAAGAGATATACTCTCCTCGAATGATTGCCGTCAGATTCAAAGGCACAGGAGATGATTTCACAGAGGTTGGTATTGATCCAAATAAAAAATCTTGGTTAGATAATAAGTTCTGTGAGGATTTTTATATTGATTTTCCTGCGGATACAATAACTCTCAACGGGTTAATCGACGATGTCATCGCTAGAGCATAAAAAAGAACGGGAATTAAATATGCTTATCGAACAGCAAAAAAAACTGATCGATGAAATCAGCTTGATTTTACCTCCGGACACTATTGTAAATTTTTACAATGTTATTGATTATATTAATGATCATCGTCACATTTCTTATTATCCTATAACAAGATTGCGTGAAGCCTCGCGCTGTAGAAATGATGAGCAACTTTTAAATATTGTTAAGTATTTTTGTGGTGCTCATTCTCGATTATTTAAGATAACTTACTGCTACTACGATCAGGACAGTGAGGAACATCAAATAACAAGTGAAGCCTATTTTAATGCTTTGATAAATGGCAAAGTACCAGTAAGTTTGAAAACGGGGCGCGAAATTGAATATTTCGATGATAAAAACATTTCATTTTATTGCAAACTAAATGTCGAACAATAACATATTAAACGTTTCGCCTGAGCAAAAAGCCTCTTTAGCAGCAACATTAACTGCTTTCAATGAGGATAATTTTGTTACAGCCTTATATAATAACATCTCAAGCGCAATTTCAGATATTGAGAAAAGTGCAGATAAATATTATTGCGAGGATGAGGACAAAATAACAAATCTTTTGGCCTTATACCTCAGAGCAAAGGGCTACGACGCTACTGAGCAGACTAAATCAAATGGTGATGTAGATCTGACTGTAAGAGATGCAACGAAAAATTTTTATTGGTTAGCTGAAGCGAAACGGGGAAACTCAAATAGTGGTGTTTTTGAGGGTATGTTACAGTTAGTTACTAGATATCTTACTGATGAAAAAAATGCTGGATTTCTAATTTATTATCAGAAGAAAGACTGCTTAAAATTCCTCAAGACTTGGCATGATTATATCAATACAGGAAAGTATTTATCATATAAAGGAATTAAAAATGATATTGAAGAATGCAAGCATTATTTTCATATAAACCCAGCGGTTACACCTTTGGCTAAAGATGTAAAATTTTTCGACTATGAAGCAACAAAAAAATCTGGGCAGCCAGTTAAGATTAGAAATTTCATAGCCAATCTTCATCATAAGCCAATAGATAAAAGCGGTCGGGGTAATGCCTCGCTTGTAAATGGACAAGCAAGGCTGAAAGTTATTGCGGATTGTGATTCATGGTTGCATGATGATAAAAACCCTGATGATATCGCGGCTTTTTTCGAAGCGTTAAAAAAAATTCACCCTGAGTATTTTCAATAAAAATGGATAACGCCCCTTAATGGCGTTATATCATCTTTTTTTATTTAATGTCGGGGTTATTTTGATTTTTCTGTCATATACAAGAACCTGTGATTCCGTTTTATGGCCACTAAACTGCTGTTTATCCCTGCTGGAACCTTCATAATCAGAGATACCTTTCGCTTTCAGGTCGTGAAACGTGCAGTCAAGTGGCACTCCAAGATATTCTGATGCAGCCGTTCTAGCTTTCCTCCAAGCTTCGTTGAAACCTTTGTAGGAATATCGCTCCCCATACATCGTTCTAATAACAGGCCCTTCCTCTCCCCATTCCCTGCAGAGTTCTACTGCATCCCGAAGCCGATCCGACCAGACCTTAATTTGTTTAACTCCATTCTTGCCCTGTTGAATAAAAATTCCTTTATCCATAATTTGATTCCAGTTCATTTTCAGAACATCGGAAACCCTTGCCGCGCATAAATAAGCAATTTCCATCGCGGCTTTAACCGGATCAGATGCATGGTTGTAGATGGCAATATATTCGTCATCAGTTATGTAGCGATCCCTCTGAGGTTTGGGATATTTATCAACACCGACACAGGGATTGCCTGGCACATAGCCTCGCTGAAAACCCCATCGGTAAACTCGAGACATCGAGCTATGTTCGTGATTCGCCTGAACGCGGCTACGTTTACCTCTGGCGTCCATGTAACGCCTGATGTGTTCCGGTTTAATGGATTTTGCCTCGGCCTCCCCAAACACCGCAAGGATATACTTTTCATGGGCGTGATAGTCTTTTTGAGTACGTGGCGCCAGGTCTGCAAAATCAGCACTCGCCAAAAACTTCTTCCAGAGGTGCTTAAACATAAAACAATTTTTACGCCCCTCTATCACTTTCTCATATGCCACCCATACCTCAGCTTTTGTGGCATCTGCAGGAGCTAGTTTTTCTGTGGATCCTCCAGGCTTCCAGTAATAGCCAGAAGGGCGAAAGAATACGCCCTTCGGCATCCATTCATTACCCGGTGCGCGTTTGCGTCCCATATCAACTCTCTATAGCGTCAAAGTTCATGCCCTTAGAGGGCGGGAACCCTGCTGGTGGTACGAGCCGGTGAATTGGGTGATTGATATGGTACCAGGTGGTTTTGATTGAACCGTCCCGTCTCTCAATGAAATAAATCCCATTGAGTTCAAGCACCTCTTTCTGCAGAGACTTCTGTGGTGATCCAGTAGCCTCTGCCAGCTCCTCATCAGTCAGGAAACGATCGCTCATGGGTTACTCTCCACATTACCGGCTGCACCCGGTCACTCTTTAAAAACACAGGTCCCGCAACCATTGCGGGCCCAGTCAAAACAAATACCACAGTGATCTACTTTTTTACTTCTTGCTCTTCCTGTACTACTGGCGCTGCGAGCATGGCGGCGCGGCAGGCTAACGCTTCAGCCCGGTTGTTAGCCTCCTGCGGCGTGGCGCCATAAACACGCGCTAATACCTCGTCATAATCCTCACCTATGCGCAGTTGCACCCACCAATCACCCAGTCCAGGGTATTCATCCTGATTCATGGTGGGAAGAAGGCCGACGCGGATTTCGCCGATTTCCGGCACGCTCGTAACTTGCGGGGCGGCGTGAAGGTAATAGATATCATCTGGCAACGCCTGACCTTCCCGCGTGAAAACAACGGCAAATTTATTTCCGTCTTTGCGCCCACTTTGAATATCAACCACTGCCACGGGTTTATCAGCGGCGGCGCGGTACTGCTGTAGCTCGAGATGATCAGCACCGGTTAACATGTTTGCGTAGGTGTAAAAATCCTGCATGTCCGCGTGATACAAATCGCATTTAAATTCCAGTCCGTTCCAGTATTTGCTATCGCGAATCTCTGGTTTTACCAGACGTTCATTGGATACGCGTTCGTTGATTCCACTCATTTCTCACCACCTTTCTTTATCTTCTTCTTCCCAGCGCTGGCGCTCAGCATCAATGCAGGGTTTACACACTTCATAAACGCGACCGCAGCCACCTTCTTCTATATCGCGGTGAGGGTAGAGGTGATCGGCTTGTTTCTTGCACCAGTCGCAAGTCCCTGAATAGTCTGCTTCACGTGATTCACGAAGATATTCATCGTGGCATTCCTGGCACATATCGATGTATTCACAACCAAACGAATCTGTTTCGCCCTGGATGCGGAGAACAGCATCTCTATCAGGGTGCGTATCGCATTTAGTGCCGGTAGGCACTCCGCAAGAGTGGCCTGGCAGCGTTGATACCGGACCATTGCTAATGTCTGCCATCCCTTACCCCTCCACCGTTAAATTGATGCCAGCAGACACGCACTCATCTACGTAATGGTAGATATTTTCTGCATCAGTAATTCTGTCTGCAAAGTCGTGCGCTTCGCGGTTACTGGTTGTTGTGTAAACAACAACGCGGTCATGCTCTCGAACTACAACCCAGGCACCTTTGTCGTATGATCTCCTTTCCTGAATCATGTTTATTCCTCACCGTTCAGGCGCTTAAATTCGTCAATGGCTGCGTTAAATCCAACCGTTTCATAAAACTGCTTAGTGTGCATGTCGGGCGAACATTTATACTCAGGCAGCTTCACAGTGACCGTACGCGCTTCCAGTTCGGTGATGTGCTTCTCGGCAGCTTCCAGCGCTGCTATCAACTCGTCGGTGTAGCTCTCTACCGCTAACGCCATGACTCGAAGCTCATCGGTGTGCGATTCCATAACGATCCGGGACAAGCGGTGCTGATTAGTGTGTTTTGGAATATCCAGAAATCCGCGCAGTTGCGCCAGTTGTTCTGCTGTCATGGTCATACCTGGCTCCCGCGAAGCTGTGCTGCCCAATCGTTTAACGCCTGCTCTGCGTATTCGCCTGACAGGCCGTCATCCGGCGCAGTGGCTAGTTCTTCTCTAGCTCCCAGCACCACTTTAACCACGTCGTAAACCTCTGCCGTTGGTTTATCGATGAAACCGTGGTTGAATGCGGCGGCCAGGCGGGCGGCGGCAAAATTAACACCTTCAGCGCGCCCAATCGTGCGCTGTCCATCTACCCAGGTGTCAGTTGCTGGGGTATCGATTTCACGCTGAACGATGACGTTCTTAACGCCGATGGTTATTCCATGAGAGGTCTGATGGTGTTTTTCGACAACGCCGTTTTTCAGCGTGTCTTTCAGTGCCAGATTCTCGGTTGCCAGCGCATCACGAATTTTTAGTGATTCGCACAGCGCGGCCTGGGTGGTATCCAGGCGCTCGGCCAGATCCCGCATCAGCTGAGCGGATGCTTTAGGCAGATAACGCGCAGCCTGGTGAGCAGCGTGTACTAATTGCTTAATGGTCAGGCGCATTTGCGGATCTCCGTCAGTTCATTGAACCGGGACATGAACATGCCATAAGCCTGCCCAGGGCGAAGCGGGATGATGGTAAACATGTCTGTCGCCGGGATGCCCTCGAGCACTAGCCACACGGTACCGTCATCAATATCCAGATCGCGGCGTTCGGTACCGAGCATGACCAGGTCGGCGTATTTAACGGTCGGGTGCTGGTGGGTGGGCAATCCGAACTTCGCGCGGATCACGCCATCAACATACGCCTCGATGCGCTGGTAATCCGGCAGCAGGCGTTTCAGCGGCGCGGGGATGTCCTGGCAATACGCTTCAGCCGCATCATGCAGCAACGCCTCAAGGGCAAACTCAGCCGGAACGAGCTGGCTGACCAGCACCGAGTGCTGCGCCACGCTGTAGAACTCCGGCAGGTGACCAGCAAAGCGGCAGATATGGGAAAGGGAAGTGGCGATATCCTCGATCACGATGTCGTCGTGCTGAATATCGGTGTAGTTAATATGCTTCCCGGATAGCGTCTGAATATATGGCATTACGTGTTCTCCGTTATTACGCGCTGCACCGCGCCTGAATTATGGTTGAGCGAATCCCTCGCCGGAGGGCGATAATTTGAATGGTTTCGCTTTAATAAATACCCCGCCTAACGAGGCATTTAATGAAACGGGCGGCTGCCACCGTCGGTTAGTTTCTCCACACAACACAAAAGAGCACCTGCGGCTGCAACCGCCCGGATGGATTGGGGAATGAGCCCGTCATCCGGTGATGCTCTTGTGTGTTGCGTAAAAAAGTGAGGCGTCCTCGCTGAAAATAAAAAAGGCTCAGACGCCGCCAAACAACTGCCTACTACCACGCTTGCTGCTTTTTTGGTTGTGACACCAGGGCGCTACTCCTGCTTATTTCCTGCCGCTCTGTTTTTGTCTTGGCCGCCAGTAGCTGCGGCTCAGCCGATTTACAGGTCTTTGCGTCGGCCGGCGCTGCAGTTCGCTTGAACACATCACAACGGAGAGAGCACTGCGTAACCTGGCACCGATCTGGCCGCCGGTCGGTTTGTACTGGATTCTTCCCCAGCCACTGGCCCGGACAACGAAGCTTCTATGTGCGTTCCAACCAGTGCTCTTTCCTGTTGTGCGCCGGGCTTCCACCGGCTCCCATCTGTTTTTTAAGCCACGCAGATATCGTCTGGGCTGCGTTCTACTTCCCGCCGTCACTGCCGTCGAGAGTGCTGGCAGCTCACTGACCTGATAACGCTCAGGATCAACTGGCGTATTTCTTACGATTCACCCACCCCGGTTCGGCAGCGCTACCTTACCGGGGCAGATGCAAAGGGCAGTTACGCTGCCAGACGGCTTATTGGTATGTGCAGGCATTTCAAGTCCTGCATCGCGGGGTTTGCTCTCCGCCCCAGGTTCTCCCCTCTATTGTTTAGCGCGCAACCTGAGTGAACCGCCTTCAACGCTGTCGGCTTTCGCCATGTTCTTGAGGTATCTTCGGGCGGGGTGCTAAGGGGGTGATTAGGCCTTATCCCTAGCACTCCTGCTGGTTTTGGGTATTCCTGGCTTGGTTATCGCCACCAGCTGTAGGAATCTGACTACGAGTTGCGGTTAATCAGGCCGCGCCTCTGTTACCCCTCCCGAAGACACCTGACAGCGAATCATCCGGTTATTCATACGCCACCGGCGGCTACTTCGTGGGCGTCCTGCTTGTTCGCTGTTTCTTATAGGTACATTATGTACCGTTAGGGTACATTGTCAAGCATAAAAAAACCCGCATTCGCGGGCTCATTCGTAAAACTTATTTTTTCTGAATATACCTTCGAGGCTTTCCTGAGAAGATTACTGTACCGATTATGGAGCAATTGCCATCAATTTTAACGTATGGCTCAGGCCAGTTTTGATTTAATGCTTTCAAATACTTAGTGCCGCTATCTTCAATAAGTCTTTTAAAGGTGGTCTCTCCAGAGTCATGCATGATAGCTATGACATCATCACCATGGCTTGCTGGAACTTCAGGATCCACAAAAATCATGTCACCCGGGCGGTACTCTTCGATCATTGAATCGCCAATCACACGCAAAATATACGTCATGGGTCCGCACGGCACAGGGCACGGATAAGTTTCAACACTGTTCAAGTCCACCTCAGCAAAGCCTGCTTCCGTCCATGCTCCTGCCTGCACCCAGGAAATAACCGGAACTAATGTTATATTTCTATTAGTGTCTGATACATCAGGATTTTTTGCAACGTTAGTGGTCTGGTGCTCCTGATCCAACCAGCCTAACGGCAAATCAAAGCACTTTTCAATATGGCGAGCCATCGTATCGCCAATATTTTTAGACGCGCCGTCCCCCATGAACCTACTGGTTTGGGTTGGTTCTCTGTCGATCATGGTAGCGAAGTAGCTATTACCCCCGACCCCATCTCGCAGCTTTCTGGCGTTCAACCGCCGTATTTCCTGAATCGTTTTCATCCCAGAATTAGACATTGTGTACCTTGTTGGTACAAGTACCTTGTAGGTTCATATTATTCGTGTAATATGTACACAGGAGGTACATGTTATGAAAGAGTATTGGGACTCTTTATCAAAAGAGCAGCAGTTTGAGTTAGCAAGTAACGTCAAGTCTACTCCGGGTTACCTGCGGTTGGTTTTCAATGGCTACAAAAAGGCCGGGTTCTCCCTTGCAAAAAAACTCGAGGAAATCACCGCAGGCGCAATTACCAAATCAGATTTGCGTCCTGACATTTACCCAAAACAGTAGGCAGAAACACAGAGTAAGAACACCACAGTAAGAAGGGGTTAACCGTGGGCAAAGAGCACTGGAAGGTAGAGAAACAAACCGATTCCTATGTCGCGGTAGTCAGAAAAATTATCGCGGCATTTCCGGGCGGGTACAAAGAGGCGGCTGAGGTTCTCGACGTTAGCCAGGACGCGATATTCAATCGGCTGCGCACTGGTGGCGATCAAATTTTCCCGCTTGAGTGGGCACTGGTACTTCAGCGAGCAGCGGGGGTGACCTGCCTTGCCGATTACATCTCGCTTGAAACTGATAGCGGCATGCACATCCCAGGCGCGACTGGCGAAGATGCCAACGAAGAGCTCGGGATCAAACTGGCGGAGCTGGTGGGGCAGTTGGGCGATCTGGTTAATGCGTATCGACAGTACACCGAGGATGACGTGGTAACGCGCGCTGAATGGAAAAGCCTCAACGAGATCGCGTATCGGTTTCGCGTAACGCTGATGACATTTTTGAACCTGATATCCCGCGTTTATTGCGAGCCAGAAAAGAGTGACGCCCGCGAGTGTGCAGCTCCGGGCGCCGTGGCGTGTCGTAATCAGTGGAGAACTAACGCGTGAACAGTTTAACAACACAGTACCGACACTCGCAACTCATTGCGTTGCCTATGCCTGGTGGCCGCGAGCCGGTTCCGTTTTGCTATGCAGTCAATGTACCAGGCGTTCGTGAAGTTGTAACCCACGAGTTTGTGGAATGGGCTGTGGGGGACTGGTGCAAGGAGGTTGCGGCGCAATTATGCAAGAACTTAACCGATGGTTCCGCGATCACTACGGCGTGCCCGTCAAAGTTATCCGCTGGGAGCCAGAAACCCGCCGCGTTATCTACCTGCGGGAAGGTTACGAGCATGAATGCTTTAGTCCGCTCGAGCAATTCCAGCGCAAGTTCAGGGAAATAGAGGGCGATCATGAGCACTAAATTAAGCAGCTATGTGTGGGACGGCTGCGCGGCGTCGGGCATGAAGTTATCCAGCGTGGCGATCATGGCGCGCCTGGCTGACTTCAGCAGCGACGAGGGAGTGTGCTGGCCGTCGATAGAGACCATTGCGCGCCAGCTCGGCGCCGGGCCAAGCACTGTCCGCACGGCGATCGCGAAGCTGGAGAAAGATGGCTGGCTATCACGCACCCAGCGCCGCCAGGGAAACCGCAACGCCTCCAACATTTACCAACTCAATGTGGCGAAGCTTCAGGCGGCTGCGTTGTCTCACCTGTCAGATTCTGACACCTCAAAATCTGACGCATCAAAATCTGACCCGTCAAAATTTGAGGCATCAGAATCCGGCAAAAAAGGCGGTTTTGACCCGTCAGAATCTGGCGGGGATCCGTCAGTAAATTCAACTAATGATCCATCAGATAAAAAACCTTCTTGTCCGGTTGCTGCGCAACCCGACCCTGCGGTGGTGATCACTGACCAGGCGAAACAGGTTTTATCTCACCTGAACAAGACCACCGGTTCCCGATACCAGGTTTGCAAATCGTCCCTGGAAAACATCCGCGCCCGCTTGGCTGACGGGTTTACGCCTGAAGAACTGGTGCTGGTGGTGGATTACAACGTCGAGAAGTGGAGCGAGGACCTGAAGATGTCCGAGTATCTGCGTCCAACAACTTTGTTCCAGCCAATCAAATTTCCGGGCTACCTGCAGTCGGCGAACAAGTGGGATTCCGCCGGACGCCCGGCGCGCGAAACATGGGGGCAGCGCAACAAATTGCCTGACTCAGCAGTGTTCCGTTCAAGTCACCAGGACGTGGCATACACCATTCCGGAGGGGTTCCGGGGATGAGCATCGCATCTGAAATCATGAAGTACGTGATTGAAAATCCGGGCTGCACTTATCGCCAGATTGCCGCGGCCATGCCTGACATAAATCTAAGCACCATCAATCGCTGCCTAAGCCGGGCTTTTATCAATGGGAAGCTGGCGCGAGAGCTTAACGATTCGACTCTTGCTTACTACCCGATCGAAGAAGCGGGGCCAGAAGCACTCACAGAAGAAAACCGCCGGATGCTGACTGAACTGGAAAACCTGGCGCAGCAGCTGGAAGCGAAGGGGCTTTATTTCCGCGCTGCATCTGTCTGGCTTACAGCTTTTGATATGGCGATCAGCAATACGGATCGGAGCCGTTATATCTCGCGCCGCGCTGCCTGTCTTCGATATGCGGGAAATTTCAAAGCCCCGGAAGGGCGCTGCTATCTCGCTGGCCGTTATGTAGGGGAAGAATAATGCCAAATAAATACTGTCGTGACCTGGCCGAACTGCGTAGCCAGCCGGTACATGAGCTGAAGGAAGTCGGCGATCAGTGGCGTACGCCTGAAAACATCTTCTGGGGTATCAATGCCATGTTTGGCCCGCTGGTGTTAGACCTGTTCAGCGATGGTGAGAACAGCAAATGCGAAGCGTATTACACCGCTGAGGATAACGCGCTGACGCAGGACTGGTCTGCGCGCCTGGAGGAACTCAACGGCGCCGCGTTCGGCAATCCGCCCTATAGCCGAGCCAGCCAGCATGAAGAGCAGTACATCACCGGTATGCGTTACATCATGCAGCACGCCAGCGCGATGCGCGAAAAAGGTGGCCGCTATGTTTTACTGATCAAGGCCGCAACAAGTGAGGTGTGGTGGCCGGAGGATGCGGATCATATCGCGTTTATCCGTGGGCGTATTGGTTTCGATCTGCCGACGTGGTTTGTACCGAAGGATGAAAAGCAGGTGCCTACCGGAGCGTTCTTCGCTGGTGCAGTTGCTGTATTCGACAAGAGCTGGCGCGGCCCGGCGATGAGCTATATCAGCCGTAAGGATCTGGAAGCGCGCGGCAATGCATTCCTGGCGCAGATCCGCCGTGAAGCTGAGCGGCTCGCCGGGTTATTAGCACCACAAAAAGAACCGCAAAATATTCCTGAAATTATTCCCGAGACCACAATGCAGGTTGAGGAGCCCGCGCAGCCAATTGATGAGCCAGAAATCCCGCTGACCAAAAGTGACATCATTGAGAAAAGTGGCTTTAACTTCTGGGCGTGCGCATGCGCCGCGTTCGGCGACAAAGAAGAATATACGTTCTCCGAATCCCGCTTCGCGCATACCTGGGCAGCTGATTCAGTAGCAAATCCTGAATTTATCGTCGTTCCGACGGAAACAGTCGACAAAGCAATGGCGTTGATTAAAGAGAATGCCGATCAGCAAGAAGTTATCGCCTGGCTGGGTCAGCAAAGCTTTGAACATGACGGCATCCGTAATGACATGCAGGATCGGCTGTTGATACTGGCATCAGAGGTTATTGCCGAATATGGTCTTTCCGCAGCGGATGTTACGGCGACCCTGGAATCCATTCCCAGCCATCACTGGCACAATATTCGCTCCCTGCGGATCCGCTTTCGGATACTGATGGAAGCGCGAAAAGCGGAGGCATCAGCATGCTGAAACTTACAGCGCGGCAACAGGAAGTTTTAGATCTGATTAGTGATTACATCGCTGATCACAGGTTCCCGCCAACGATTACCGAGCTGTCAGAGCTGATGGGCTGCCGTTCGCCGAATGCGGCAAACGACCAACTTCGTGCGCTTCAACGTAAAGGCGCTATCACAATCACCCCGGGCGTCTCCCGGGGCATCACGATCACCGGCCAGAGCGTGGAGGATGAGGCAATCGCGCTTATCCGCGCACTCCTTAATGGTGACGACCAGGCCCGGGAAAACGCGATTGCTTTTCTCGAAATACGCGGGGTAGAGCTATGAAGTTGACACTTCCATTCCCGCCCAGCGTGAACACCTACTGGCGCGCCCCGAATAAGGGGGCGCTGGCTGGTCGTCACCTGGTCAGTGCTGCCGGGCGTAAATACCAGAGCGAAGCCTGCGCGGCGATTGTCGAGCAACTGCGCCGCCTGCCGAAGCCATCCACCACGGCAGCGGCGGTCGAAATAATTCTTTTCCCTCCGGATCAGCGCCGCCGTGATCTGGACAACTACAACAAAGCGCTGTTTGACGCGCTGACACATGCGGGCGTCTGGAAGGACGACAGCCAGGTAAAGCGCATGCTGGTGGAGTGGGGGCCAGTGGTACCGAAGGGCAAGGTAGAGATTGCCATCACGCCTTACGATCAGGAGGTGGATAAATGTCCAGCTGTGGGTTGAAAGAAATGCGTTATGGCAGTAATGTCAAAAAGTGCAAGCGAAGCGGGCGTGCAGGCCCCTCGCAATACAATTAGTGGAGAACAAAATGAGTCAATTACTCGTAATTGATGGCGTTTCCGTACGCCGTGATCTTGATGGTCGTTACTGCCTAAATGATTTACACCGTGCTGCTGGTGGTGAAAAGCGCCACCAGCCATCAAACTGGGCCTCGCTTACCCAGACACAGGAATTAATCGCTGAAATTTCGAGCGCTCCTGACATCACAGGAGCGGCCCCGTTGGTTACCATCGCTGGCGGTAACAGTCAGGGGACGTTTGTTTGCAAAGAGTTGGTCTACTCCTATGCGATGTGGATCAGTGCCGCCTTCAATCTGAAAGTGATCCGCACGTTCGACTCTCTTCATCAGGCTGGTATCGCAACACTTAAATCTGACCAGGTGCAAGCGGGCGTGATACTGCTTGAATCCGCTTCACGTATGTTGAACCTCTCCAATTCTTCAAAACTGGGCGCATACCAGAAGCTTCTTCAGGTCGCTGGGCTGCCGGATCTTATGCCTCAATACGCTATTGACGCACCAGCTGGCGCACCAGATGGCTCAAGCCGCCCCACGCAGTCTCTGAGTGCTCTGCTGAAAGCTAACGGCATCCGCATCACGGCTACGGTGGCATATCAGCAACTGGCTAAGCTGGGGATCGTTGAACAAAAAGAACGTCGCAGCCGGTCAGGCACTAACGGAATAAAGCGCTTTTGGTCGATGACTGCGAAGGGTTGTATGTACGGGAAGAATATAACCAGCCCGGCGAACCCGCGAGAAACACAGCCGCACTTCTTTGAGTCTAAATTTCAGGAGCTGTTACGCCTGCTCGAAACTGTGCACTGAGGTGACCGTGAGAGCTTTATTGAACCCTGTAATCGTCAAAGAGTTCGGGCTGGTGGCGTTTCGGCCAGGCCCGGAACTGCTGCCGTATTTTTATCGCGGTCGCATTCTGCTGGAGAACGAACCGGATCGCCTGGCGGGTATGCCAACAGGTGAAATCCCGGCGGCGCGCCAGCCGCTCGCAGAGGACCCGGTTATGGTGCCTGTTTTCGAACATCCCGAAGTGATACAGCGCGCTGGTGGACTGACAAGCCTGGAGGCCTGGCTGTTGCGTGAAACCGGCTGCCAGTACCCGCATGCCAGCTATCACCACCACGAAATGGTCACGATGCGGCATGAGCCCGGCGCGCTGCGACTGTGCTGGTCCTGTGACAATAAGGTGCGAGACCATTTCACTGACGAACTGGCGGGCATTGCGCGGGCAAACCTGGTAGCCTGGGTATTGTCGGTGGTTCGGCGCGGACTGGGCTTCGATGATTCCCACGCGGTAACCCTGCCGGAGCTGTGCTGGTGGCTGACATTCAACAAGCTGGCGCACGTGATCCCGGAGTCAGTCGCGCGCCAGGCGATGCGGATGCCTCCGCAGGTTATCCAGTCGGTAACCCGTGAAGCGGATATCATGCCTTCGGTCCCGGCCACCAGCATCGTTGAGGAGGCAGTAAAACAGGTGCTGGCGTTAAAGGTTGACCCTGAGACGCCTGAGTCATTCATGTTGCGACCGAAGCGCCGCCGCTGGCAGAACGAGAAGTACACCCGCTGGGTGAAATCGCAGCCGTGCGCGTGCTGCGGCAATACAGCAGACGATCCCCACCACCTGATCGGTTACGGTCAGGGCGGGATGGGGACCAAAGCCCATGACCTATTCGTGTTGCCTTTGTGCAGAACGCACCACGATGAACTTCATGCGGATGTAGGGGCATTTGAAACCAAATACGGCACGCAGCCGGAGCTGCTGCTGAAGACATTAGACCGTGCGCTTGCCATTGGCGCACTGGCGTAATTAGTGGAGAAATTTATGCGCGATATTCAGTTGGTATTGGAACGGTGGGGCGGTTGGGCTGCGAGCGATAATTCCGGGGTCGATTACTCACATATAGCCGCTGGCTTTAAGGGGCTGCTACCACCAACAGGGAAGTCCAGGCCATCCTGTACTGACGACGATGGGTTGATTATTGAAAGCTGCCTGGCACGTTTGCAGAAGAAGAAGCCATATGAGCATTCATTATTGGTGGCTCATTACCTATATGGCGTTTCTAAACGTAGTATGGCGCGGGCTAGGAAGAAGGATGAAAAACTAATCCGTATAGAAATACAGTTGGCAGAAGGCTTTATAGAAGGTTGTTTGTCCATGTTAAATGTTAGGCTTGACATGGATGATTAAATAATAGGGTGCGAGCCTTTTATTGGCTCGCAAATTTATATCAAATGCTTTGAAATGATAAAATTCTTAACGATTTCATAAGTGTTTTAGAATAACTGTAATCACTAAAGTTTAAAAAAGTCATACGAGCATATCTCTCATCCAAAAACTTAATCGTCTCTTGTATGGCTTGGTCGTTTGCTATGTATGATGTAGGATTGAAATTAATTTCCTTCATTAATCCGTATATAACGTAATAATAGTAAGGTGTCTTGGAGTTTTGAGTTAAGTCAACTGGAAAGCTCTCGAAGCGCAAAGATTTCATGATCTTTTTTAAAGCTTCCTTGTTAAATGAATCTATGTTACTAGTGTCCTCGCCAAAACAACTAAAATACACAGATATTAAACGCGTAAGAGCTTGGCAAAGCGGGCTTCTAGGTTTTATTGCGCATTCATCAGCTAATATCTGATATATTTCCAAGTGGCGAGCAAAGGTTTCAATTTCACGTAATGATAAAGCTTTTATCATCAAGATGTCTTTAATATGTGAACCGTACTCATTATTTACTTCTTTTAATTTTTCGCTGTTATTGCTTAATAAATCCCAATGCTTTATAGAGTTATAAATCAAATAATTGTAATCGTCATTATGGGTTAATGGGAGACTAATCGTGTATTTAATAAACTTATCAAGATATTGCTTGGAGTTTATAGATGAACCATATATGTGATTCACCGATGCCTGTAATTGTGATTTATTTGTTGTAAGTAGAAAATATACATTCTCAACATTGAAGATATGCTTTATTTTTTCAAGAAGGTTAACAGAGTATGACGGTCTACAGCGATCAAGCTCATCAATAATAATGATTATTTTATTATTAGTAGATATTTCCTTAAGTTTTTCTCTGAGCGCGTTCAAATTTCCATCTAAATCAATATGCTCTTGAATAAGCGACTCAATTGTATTATCAATAATAGCATTGTTAGTGTTTATTAAAGAATCCTTAAATTCCTCAGCTAATTGGTCGACGTTATTGCGTAATAGCCAGTTCGAACCTGCCTTAAGAGTGGTTTTCAAACCAAATTTCAGAGCTGGGATTGCTTTAGATATTAAGGCGGTTTTCTCTTTGGGAGGAAGTACAGCAGCGATAGCTGCCGTCATAGTCAGTAATGGATCATCACTATGATCTTCTTTGAAGGCATCAATATAAATCACCTTACAGCCTATATCGTCGGTAGAAAAAAAATTCTGCAGTTTTAAGCAAAATTCAGTTTTCCCAGTCCCCCACTCTCCATCAATAACAATAGGAGAGATATCAATGCCGTAAGAGATCAGCCGCTTGATGTTTATAGCAATTTTTTTTCTTTGATATTCGTCACGTTCTTCAAAAGTGTAATTCACTATTGCTTCCTTATTTAAGTTTTACAAAATTATAAATAATGCTGCCTCGGTCCGCAATTTGCATTGTAATCTGTTAAGAGTGGTTACTTCGTCACGAACTTAACAAAAATATTAAACCTCGCTTCGGCGGGGTTTTTCTTTCCCCTCATCTCTGAGAGGACTCACCACTAACGAGGGGGCTTAATGTCCGATCCTGTTTCCGGCACGTCTGTAGCGGCTGCCGGGCTCGCTGGTGCCAGCGTGTTTGGCCTGGCGACTGGTATTGATTACGGCGTCGTGTTTGGCTCGTTCGCCGGTGCCGTGTTTTATGTCGCCACGGCAGTAAACATCAGCCGTATAAAACTCGCGGCTTACTTCATGACTTCTTTCATCATGGGTGTTCTGGCTGCCGGGCTGGTCGGCTCAAAGCTGGCAGCGGCGACTGGTTATACTGAGCGCTCCCTCGATGCCCTGGGCGCGGTATTTATCTCGGCTCTGGCCATCAAGGTTCTGACATTCATTAATGCGCAGGACCTGAACACTCTGATGGGGATCCTGACCCGCTTTAGGGGTGGAGGTGCCAATGGCCGATAACCCGGCAGCACTCATCAATGCGATCGTGTGTGGAGTGATCGTACTCGTTCTGATGTTCTATCGCCGTGGCGATGCCCGGCACCGGCCAGGCATATCGATTCTGGCTTATGTGCTGGTGCTGGTATACGCCACGGTACCATTCCGCTTCCTCTTCGGCCTCTATGACTCATCCCACTGGCTGGTGGTGGTGGCAAACTTCATGATCTGCGCCGCCGTGTTATGGGCACGGGGTAACGTGGCGCGGCTAATCGACACGCTGAGGCGCTAATGAACCAATCTCAATTTCAGCAGGCGGCTAATCTCAGCGCCGGAACAGCTGCGCGCTGGTATCCACATATCGACGCGGCAATGAAAGAGTTCGGCATCACCGCACCGCTCGATCAGGCGATGTTTATTGCTCAGACCGGGCATGAGTCGCTGGGCTTCACCCGAGTGGTAGAAAGCTTTAATTATTCGGTAGACGGCCTGAAGAAAACCTTCGGTAAAAGGCTCACCGCATATCAGTGCGAGATGCTGGGGCGAATTGACGGTAAGCAGACCGCGCATCAACCGCAGATCGCCAATCTGGTTTACGGCGGGCGCTTGGGTAACAAAGCAGCAGGTGATGGCTGGAAATATCGCGGACGCGGCCCGATTCAGATAACAGGTCAGGATAATTACCGTCGCTGCGGCACCGCGCTGAAACTCGACTTGGTCACCAGTCCAGAGTTACTGGAACAGGACCGTAACGCGGCCCGTTCGGCGGCATGGTTCTATGCAGTTAGTGGCTGCATGCACTATTCCGGCGACCTTGCCCGCATCACCCAGATCATCAACGGCGGACATAACGGCATTGAAGACCGCCGTCAGCGTTACAACCGGGCGCGAGCTGTATTGCTATGAAGCTGCGATTTGTACTTCTGGCGATGGTGGTCGCAGTCTCAGCCACCGCGCTTATTGCCTGGCGTTCTGGATGGAATGCCCACGCCGACCATATCAACGCGCTTGCGGCAGCCAAAAAAGATAGGGCCGAGAAAGCCATCCAGCCGGTAGAGAAGAAAGCCGCTGCGGCCAGCGCCGAGGCGAAGGTGATTTACCGGACCATAACCCGCGACGTGGTGAAATATGTCCAGGATCCGAACCGTACTGTGTGTAAGTTTGATGATGAGTCTGTGCGGTTGCGCCAGCGTGCCATCGACGCTGCCAACACCATCAGCCGATTTGATGCAGGAACCGTGCAGGGCCAGTGATGCCGGGGCAAACAGCGATGAGGACCTGCAGGTGGATATCGAAACGGCAGAATGCCTGCGCCAGCTGCGGCTCAACACGTATCGCTGGCAAGCTTGGTATAAAGCGGTTAGGTGAAGGCAATAACCATCGTAAAGAGCATAGTGGTATGCTGCTAATTCCGTTTACTAGCAGGATAACTTTATGGCTATAAGCACGCTGTTGAAAACTATCGTCATTGAACACGAAAGGCATGGGCCGTTTAAGTTCGAAATTTATCTGACGAATGAATACTACTCAGCTGATATTCAATACCGTAACGGTGATGGCCGTTGGATGGTACATCAGAACGGTTATGGATTTCCCCAGGTCAAAAGCATTGATGATGCACAATCTGCTTGTGAAAGGTTTATAGAAAACCTAGGGAAATAATTAAAAGACTGCCTGTGGGCGGTTTTCTATTTCTCTCAATTTGGCCTCTCAATCGCGGGGCTTTTTAACAACTAAGGGTAATAAATGTCATCTCCAATCATGAAGTATTTTGCATATCAGCATCTCCCGGCACACCTGCAGGAGGTGAGTAAGCCAATTGGTGATCTTGCGACAATGATGGATGAGTCGCTTCCGGACGGCGCGGAAAAGTCAGCAGGCCTTCGCAAGCTGCTCGAAGCTAAAGATGCGCTGGTGCGCGCCAAGTTGGGTTAAGCCATTCAGAAGCTCTTCAATGAGGGGCTTCGATAATGGTTTACAAAATGGCATGATTTCTCTGTGGGCACATGAAGTGCCTCTATAAGGAGAAATACATGGCATATTTGAACCTAGTGAAGACGGTCTTAATTGGGGGCGCTGATAAGTATGAGATTTACGCTCAAGGCCCAAATGGGCAAGTGGAGAGAATTATTCACTACAAATTACGTTCAAGCAAAAACAGCAACGCCGTAGATGGAAGGTCTGAGTCTCAGTGGTTTATAAACGACCCGCTATTCCCGGTTCCCAAGGATAGTTTCAACAGTATGGTAGCAAACATTGGCTACTATCTGGACGAGCTAAAGTAACCGCCTCCGGGCGGTTTTTTATTGCCATCACCATGGGCATTACAGCAGGCATTCACTGATTGATTAGGGTAATGCTATTTAAGTCCGAATCCCTTAGATGCCGCATCGCCTGCAAGCATTCCTAATCCGCAGAAAAGTATCACGGGAATCCACGTTATAAAATCAGCGTATTCAGGGAGAATTTCTGCGAAGTAGAGACAAATTGAATATCCTGAATGAGTGATGGCGATGACAACCCATAGACAAAGCACCAATTTGAAGAAGTTTGTTATCTTTTGCATTCTTGCTATCTCAGGGAAAAAAATGATTTTTTAACATCTAATATTTCACGTCCTACAGTCAAATGGTGAATATCAATTATTAAGCTAATTTCACAAGCCACTGGCATCTGCTGGTGGATTTTTTATGCGCCGCGGACGCTGATTGGTTCACCCTAATCGCCTGTAACAGATCTCTGGATGGCTAAATTCAATGCCCATCAAATGCAAATGAGAATACCTCTCATTATGGCGGGTCCTCCCGGAGGGGGCCTTAGCCACGAGGCGGCGGGCACGCGGAAAACGGCTGGTTTTTGAAATCTGTGGTCATCATCATCATATGGGCAAGTTGCTGATTTAACGTATCGGCGATTTGCGAAGATGTCGAAACGGTTAAAAAGTGTTCACCATCATGGACCAGGAAATCGCTTCCCTGAAGCTCAACATTAACCAGCTCGCCGGGATCACTAATGTGCATCGCCAGACGGTAGCCGCCAGGCTGAAAAACGTCGAGCCAGCGCCCGGCAGCAACAGCAAACTGAAACTCTATCTGGTAACGGACGTCCTGACGGAGCTGATGGTGCCAACGGTGTCTGCGAGCACTGAGGAAATGCCACCTTCTGACCGCCTGGCACACTGGAAAGCGGAGAACGAGCGGATCAAGTTCGAGCAGGAAACAGGGCAGCTCATACCGGCGGAGCAGGTGGCACGCGAATTTGCTGTCATGTCTAAAGCCGTGGTTCAGGTTCTGGAAACGTTACCCGACATCCTGGAGCGTGACTGCGCATTATCGCCCGCAGCCGTCGCCCGCGTGCAGAGTGTCATTGATGATCTACGCGACCAGATAGCCCAGCGCGTTCTGGACGCCGAACCGGAGGAGGACCAGCCTGAGGAGGACTGATGGCGAAGCGGGCATCCGCAAGGGGTATCCGCAGGGATATGCCTGGAATTCTTCGAGCCCCGCGACGCATGCTGGTGGCCGAGGCGGTCAGTAAATATATGCGTGTCCCAATGGGGGCGGGTAACTCGGTCCCATGGGACCCTAACCTTGCACCCTATGTTATTGAGCCAATGAACTGCCTGGCATCACGCGAATATGATGCTGTCGTGTTCGTTGGTCCGGCGCGAACCGGTAAAACCATTGGCCTGATTGATGGCTGGGTGGTCTACAACGTGGTGTGCGATCCCTCCGATATGCTGATCATACAGATGACGGAAGAGAAGGCGCGCGAACACTCGAAAAAGCGTCTTGACCGTACATTTCGCTGTAGCCCGGAGGTTAAGAACCGGCTCAGCCCCCGGCGCAACGATAACAACGTTCACGACCGCACATTTCGGGCTGGCAACTACCTGAAAATTGGCTGGCCCTCTGTGAACATCATGTCCTCCTCGGATTATAAGTGCGTGGCGCTGACCGACTATGATCGCTTCCCGGAAGATATTGACGGTGAAGGTGATGCGTTTTCGCTGGCTTCAAAACGTACCACCACTTTTATGTCGTCCGGCATGACGCTGGTGGAAAGCTCACCCGGGCGCGACATCATCGACACCAAATGGCGGCGCACGTCGCCTCATGAAGCACCGCCGACAACAGGCGTTCTGGCGTTATACAACCGCGGCGATCGCCGACGCTGGTACTGGCCCTGCCCGCATTGCGGCGAGTATTTCCAGCCAGAAATGCATGCCATGACTGGCTATCGCGAAATCAGTGACACCGTTAAAGCCAGTGAAGCCGCGCATATCTGCTGCCCGGCTTGCAGCGGCAAAATCACCGCAGACATGAAGCGTACGCTCAACCTGAAGGGTTTATGGTTACGCGAAGGCCAGCATATAGACCGCGACGGCAATATCACCGGCGAGGCGCGGCGTTCCCGCATCGCCTCGTTCTGGATGGAGGGACCCGCAGCGGCGTATCAGACGTGGGCGCAGCTGGTCTACAAACTGCTGACGGCGGAGCAGGACTACGAGGTCACGGGCAGCGAAGAAACCCTCAAGACAGTCATCAATACCGACTGGGGACTTCCGTACCTTCCGCGCTCCGGGCTGAACCAGCGCAAGGGCGAAGCGTTGCAGCAGCGTGCAGAGCCGGTGGAAAAGCGCCGGGTGCCAGCCGGTGTCCAGTTCCTTGTTGCCACGGTTGACGTGCAGGGCGGGCGCAACCGCCGTTTTGTTGTTCAGGTCGTGGGTTACGGCGCGCAGGGTGAGCGGTGGATAGTTGACCGCTACAACATTCTTCAGTCCCTGCGTACCAACGCCGACGGCGAAAGTTTTCATATCGATCCGGCAAGTTACCCGGAGGATTGGGAACTGCTGCGCACTGACGTGCTTGATAAAACCTGGGCGATCGAAGGTGAGCCAGGAAAACGCATGAGCCTGATGGCGATGGCCGTGGACTCCGGCGGCGAAGACGGAGTTACGGATAACGCTTATGAGTTCTGGCGGCGCTGTCGCCGGGATGGTCTGCAACGCCGGGTATGGTTGTTCAAGGGTGACAGCCAGGCGCGCGCAAAACTCATCACCCGAACGTATCCTGACAATACCGGCCGCTCCTCCCGCCGGGCAAAGGCGGCGGGTGATGTTCCGCTCTATCTTCTGCAAACCAACGCGCTTAAGGACCGGATCAATAACGCCCTATGGCGTGATGTTCCCGGGCCGAACTATGTTCATTTCCCCGACTGGCTGGGGGAGTGGTTCTACGACGAACTGACCTATGAGGAGCGTTCCCCTGATGGTAAATGGACGAAGCCCGGTAAGGGCGCTAATGAGGCGTTTGACCTTATGGTTTATGCGCATGCCCTGGTCATTCTGCACGGTTACGAAAAGATTAAGTGGCCTGATGCGCCGGAATGGGCGCGCCGCGACACCTGGCTGGTGGCTGAAGTGGCAAACGAATCACCTGTTGTGGCAGCAGTTGCTAAGCCGGTACCGGCAGTATCTCAACCGAAGACTAAACCATCCCGTGACTCGGTATGGGCACCATCATCATCAGGAGGCTGGGTGTGAAGCTTAACGATATTCAGAATATGGTCGACCGCTACACCGAGGCGGAGCTGGTTGTTCTTCAGGGGAAATCCATCACCTTTAACGGCCAGCAGATGACCATGGAAAACCTCAGTGAAATCCGTAAAGGCCGCCAGGAGTGGGAGCGCAAACTGGCATCGGCAACTGCAGCCACCGCGGGCCGCTGTTCCGGCGGGTTTAAGCTGGCGAGGTTTCCGCGATGAGCCTGCTGGATAATGCAATCGGCCTGTTCTCACCGGGATGGAAAGCAGCGCGGCTGCGTTCCCGGATGGTGATCCAGGCATATGAAGCGGTTATGCCGACGCGCACCCACCGCGCCCGGCGCGAAAACCGCACCGCCAACCAGTTGACCCAGTTTGGTGGGCGCTCCCTGCGAGAGCAGGCACGCTGGCTGGACTGCAATCACGATCTGGTGATTGGCGTGCTCGATAAGCTGGAGGAACGCATCGTCGGCGCGAAGGGCATCATTGTGGAGCCACAACCGCTGCTCACAAACGGTCAGCTGGCTGACACGCTTGCCACACAAATCCGTGCAAAATGGACGGAATGGTCAGTATCCCCTGACGTGACAGGGCAGTTTACCCGGCCTGTACTGGAGCGCCTGATGGCGCGGACCTGGCTACGGGACGGCGAAGTCTTTGCCCAGCTGGTAAGCGGTACCGGAAACGGGCTTTCACCGGTGGCGGGCATCCCGTTCTGGCTGGAGGCGCTGGAGCCGGATTTTGTCCCGCTGGAAAAAACCGATACCAGCCAGAAACTCAGCCAGGGCATCTACCTGAACGACTGGGGACGCCCGGTGAAATATCTGGTGTACCGCAACATGCCCGCTGAAGGGATGCTGCTGGGCGACACCAAAGATATCGTCGCTGAAAACATGCTGCACCTTAAGTTCATGCGCCGCCTGCATCAGTTACGCGGTAACTCCCTGCTGGCAGGCGTAATGATGCGTTTGTCTGCGTTGAAGGAATACGAGGACGCCGAACTGACCGCCGCGCGCATCGCTGCCGCGCTGGGCATGTTTATCAAAAAAGGGGACGGCCAGTCCTATCCTGAAGACGCTGGCAGTGGCTCACGAGAGCTTAATATTGAGCCCGGCATGTTGTTTGACGATCTGCGGCCAGGTGAAGACATCGGGATGATCAAATCAGACCGACCCAATCCCAACCTCGAAACGTTCCGCAACGGCCAGCTGCGTGCAGTTGCTGCGGGTTCGCGCGGCAGTTTCTCCAGCATCGCCAGGAATTATGACGGTACCTACAGTGCCCAGCGCCAGGAGCTGGTTGAGTCCACTGAAGGTTATCTCATCCTCCAGGACGCATTTATTGCCGCGATCACCCGCCCGATGTACCGCGCGTGGCTGAAGATGGCTATCGCTTCCGGGGAAATCGAACTGCCGCGCGGCGTGGATAAGGCATCGCTCTATAACGCCGTCTACTCCGGACCGGTAATGCCGTGGATCGACCCGGTTAAAGAGGCGACAGCGTGGAAACTGCTTCTGCGCGGCGGCGCGGCCACGGAAAGCGAGTGGGTGCGTGCACGCGGTGCCAATCCGGATGACGTAAAACGTCGCCGTAAAGCAGAGGTTGATGAAAACCGTAAACAGGGGCTGGTGTTCGACACAGACCCGGCAAATGACAAAGGAGTCACCAGTGTCCAGGAAACGAAACCGGGTAATGAACCGCCCGAAAGCCAGCGTAAAAAATAGCTGGTTCCGTATGCAGGCCAGCGCGGAAAGCGAGGCGGAGATCTACATCTACGATGAAATTGGCTACTGGGGGGTAACGGCAAAACAGTTCGTTGCCAACCTGAAAGCCCTAGGTGATATCACCCACATCAAACTGCACATTAACTCGCCGGGTGGCGATGTCTTCGATGGCATCGCCATTTTTAATGCCCTGAAGTTCCACGGCGCCGCCATCACGGTTTATATCGATGGCCTGGCCGCGTCAATGGCCTCGGTAATCGCGATGGTCGGTAACCCGGTCATTATGCCGGAAAACACGATGCTCATGATCCATAAGCCATGGGGTTTCGCGGGCGGCGATGCAGATGACATGCGCGACTATGCCGACCTGCTAGACAAAGTGGAAAGTGTTCTTATCCCGGCCTACGCGGCCAAAACCGGCAAATCTCATGATGAGATTGCCGCCATGCTGGAAGACGAAACCTGGCTTACTGGCGAAGAGTGCCTGGCTCAGGGTTTTGCCGACCAGGTGACCCCGTCACTGCAGGCGATGGCCTGTATCCATTCAAAACGTATTGAGGAATTTGAGAAGATGCCAAAAAGCATTCGTAATATGGTCACCCCGCCGCGCAACACCGCCAGCCGTGATCCGCAAACCCCCGCGCAGCCGGATGCACCGCAGAATCCGGTAAACGCTGATACCATTCGTGCTCAGGTGATTGCAGAACAGCGTGAACGGCTCAACGGCATTAATGATCTGTTTGCCATGTTCGGCAATCGCCACCAGGACCTGCAGGCGCAGTGTATTGCCGATCTGGACTGCACCGTTGAGCAGGCCAAAGACAAGCTGCTGGCGGAACTCGGCAAAACAGCGACCCCCTCCAACAAAACCAGCACCACCCACATTTATGCGGGTAACGGGAATATCGTAGGCGACGGTATCCGCCAGGCGCTGATGGCCCGTGCCGGTTACGAAGAAGTGTCGCGCGATAACGTTTATAACGGTATGACGCTGCGTGAGTATGCGCGCATGTCCCTGACCGAACGCGGTATCGGTGTGGCGAGTTACAACCCGATGCAGATGGTCGGCTTCGCGCTGACGCACAGCACTTCTGATTTCGGTAATATCCTGCTGGACGTTGCCAACAAGGCGCTGCTGCAGGGCTGGGAAGAAGCCGAGGAAACCTTCGAGCTCTGGACCAAGAAAGGTAGCCTGAGCGACTTCAAGACCGCACATCGTGTTGGCATGGGTGGATTCCCGTCGCTGCGCCAGGTTCGTGAAGGTGCTGAATATAAGTACGTGACCACCGGCGATAAAGGCGAAACCATCGCACTGGCGACCTACGGTGAGATTTTCTCCATTACCCGCCAGGCCATTATCAATGATGACCTGAACCAGCTAACCGACGTCCCTACCAAAATGGGGCGTGCGGCAAAAGCCACCATTGGGGATCTGGTTTATGCGGTACTGATTGAAAACCCGAAACTGTCAGACGGCAAGGCACTGTTCAGCGCCGATCACAAAAACCTTTCTACGGGTGCTATCGATGTCACCAGCCTCGATAAAGCGCGCCAGCTGATGCGGGTACAGAAAGAAGGCGAACGTGCGCTGAATATTCGCCCGGCATACGTGCTGGTGCCGACGGTGCTTGAAACTGTAGCCAGCCAGACCATCAAGTCTGCCAGCGTTAAGGGTGCCGACGTCAATGCCGGTATCGTTAACCCGATCCAGAACTTTGCGCAGATTATTTCAGAAGCGCGACTGGATGATGCTGATCCTGCAGCGTGGTACCTGGCGGCCCAGAAAGGCAGCGACACCATCGAGGTTGCCTACCTGAACGGCGTCGATACTCCGTATATCGATCAGCAGGAAGGTTTCACCACCGACGGCGTGGCCACCAAAGTGCGTATCGACGCGGGTGTGGCACCGCTTGATTACCGCGGGCTGGTCAAATCCACCGGTAAATAATCTCTCCCTGTAGTTCCCGTGGCCCGTCAGGGCTTTTTTTGTGTCTGAAATTCGGCTCCGCCAGGGGCCGTGGAGACTTGCATGAAAAATTATCTTCAGGATGGCAATACCATCGCCATCACGAACAGTGGTGCTTCCGCAATCCTCAGTGGCGCGCCAGTTGTAATCAGTGACGTTGTTGCCGTGGCAATCGTCGATATCGCCCCCGGCGAAACCGGCGACGGACGCACGACCGGCGTCGTGATCCTGCCAAAACTGGCCGCTGATGATATCGCCCAGGGCGAGGCGGTTTATATCAAAGGCGGGAAAATCCAGCTGGATGCGACCGGAGCGGTACCAGCCGGGAAGGCCTGGGAAGCTGCCGGTGCGAATGCCACTTCAGTCGCGGTAAGGCTGAATGGCTAACCGGTTCCGGCAAATGGTGGCGCGCATGGACGCCGCCACTGTCCGGCAGATGGGCGATCGTGTGCTGATTAATGGTACGGGGTATGACGCCATCGAAAGCCAGTTCGTGGCTGAAATTGGGCCGGTGGTCGGTGAAGGGATTTCCCTCGTTATTTTCTCGGATTCACTGAAACCGCGCCGGAATGATGTCGTCATCTGGAAAGGTGAAATGTACAAAATTACCCGTCAGCAAACGTTCAACGGAAAGCCGCAAATCTGGATTGAATAAGGGGGCAGCATGTCCATCAAAGGACTGGATCAGGCCATTGCCAATCTTGAAAGCATCAGTAAAACAGCGGTTCCGCGCGCATCGTCCCAGGCTGTCAACCGCGTAGCCACCCGGGCAGTCAGCCACAGCACCCGGCGCGTCGCGGGGCAGACCAGGGTACCCAGGAAACTGGTTAATCAGCGTGCCCGGCTGAAGAAAGCCACGATCCGCAAGCCGCTGGCGACTATCCGTGTTAACCGAGGCAATCTTCCCGCCATCAAACTGGGCGTTGCCAGCGTCAGGCTTTCGCGCCGCAGGCGTGATGTGTCCGGTGCTGGCAGTGTGCTGCGTATTGGTAAATTCTCCTTTCCCGGCGGCTTCATTCAGCAACTGAAAAACGGTCGCTGGCATGTGCTTCGCCGTACCACCCGGGCGCGTTATCCGGTTGAAGTGGTCAGCATACCGCTGGCGACACCGTTGACCACTGCGTTTAAGGAAGAAAGTAAGCGGCTTACTGAAACCGACCTTCCCAAAGAGATGGCCGCGGCCCTTCGTAACCAACTGAGGCTGATAGTCACGAAATGAAGCACCCACTGATTCGTAAAACTGTACTCGACACACTGAAAGCCAGTAACGCCCCGGCGGCGACCTGGTTTGATGGTCGTCCGTCCGTACTGGACCCGCAGGATCTGCCGGCGGTCGCTGTATATCTCACCGATGCCGAGTCTACCGACGAGTCCGTTGACGAAGATATGTGGCGCGCCATGCTGCATATCGAAGTTTTTCTTAAAGGGGATGACACCGATTCGGCACTGGATGAATGGATGGAAAACAACATTTATCCGGTCATGGTCAGCATTCCCGCGCTTTCCGGCGTTCTCGAAACCATGTCTGCCCAGGGCTACGACTACCAGCGCGACGACGAAATGGCCACGTGGGGCTCGGCGGACCTGCAATATTCTATCTCTTATGTGATGTGAGGAAATTATGCCAACACCAAACCCTCTTGAGCCGGTCAAAGGCGCAGGCACCACGTTCTGGGTGTACACCGGTACCGGCGATCCCTATGCGAACCCACTTTCTGACACGGACTGGACGCGCACGGCGAAGGTTAAAGAACTGACGCCCGGGGAACTGACGGCGGAGTCTTATGACGATACCTACCTGGACGATCCCAACGCCGACTGGACGAACACCGCACAGGGTGAAAAGTCCGCTGGCGAAACCAGCTTTGTGCTGGCCTGGAAGCCTGGTGAATCCGGGCAGCAGGGGCTGGTTGACTGGTTCTATGCCGGTGATGTGCGTGCCTACAAAATTAAATTCCCCAACGGTACGGTCGACGTGTTTAAGGGCTGGATCAGCAGCCTGGGTAAAACCATTCCGGCAAAAGAAGTGATCACCCGCAGCGTGAAGATCAGCAACAACGGTAAGCCAAGCCTGGCGGAAGAGACCCGAACACCTGTTACTTCGGTGACCGGCGTGACGCTGAGCAAAACCACGCTTGCGCTGGCGGTAAATGCCTCCGATTCACTGAATGTCACGGTGAACCCGGCTGGCGCCACGGATAAAACTTTCCTGGCTTCGTCTTCCGACCGTGCGAAAGCAACTGTAACTGTGGCTGGCAATGTCCTGACTGTTAAGGGCGTGGCCGCAGGCCAGGCGGACATCGTAGTGATGACCAGTGACGGCCAGTTCATCGCAATCTGTAAAGTTACCGTTTCCTGAATCCAGGGGGCGTGAGCCCCCTTACGGAGAAAAGATGTCCAAATTCCTGAAGTCTGGCCAGCTTGAATACGGCGAACAGACAATCACCCTCTTTGAACTTTCTGCGCTACAGCGTATTGAGCATCTACAGTTCATTTCCAGCGCAGCAAAAGCACTGCCGACAGACGCAGATAAAGAGACGCTTTACACACTGCTGGTGGAGCAGGATATCCGCCAGGGTGCCCGACTTGTTGCCATGTCGCTCTGGCATGCCGATCCCGCCAACAGCGATATTGAGCAGCTTTATCAGGATGTCTTGTCCGGCTGGCCAATCACCATGATCGGTGCTGCTGACCGGTTCGTGAAGGCACTCTCTGACATGCTGCCGGCAGAGCAGGATCAACCTGATAACCCGGGCGAAACTGAAGAGCTCGCGCCGGAAAAGTCCTCGCCGGCGAGCTGAATTTTGTCATGAAGCTGGCGAGGGAATTTCGACGCCCGGACTGGCGCCAGATGCTTGCCGGCATGTCATCTTCAGAACTGGCTGAGTGGGGGCGTTTTTACCGAGAACAGTATTTCGAAAACGATCTGCAGGATGCTCATTTTTCCCGCCTGAGCCATCTCATCATTTCCATCATGTGTAAGGACACTGATCTGACCCCCGGCAGCTTCAGTCTTCTTAATCCTCCTGAGCTGGTCACTGAACAGGATGACAACACCATGATGTCCGTTGCTGAAAGTCTAGGAGGAGTACGCTATGGCCCAGTCGGTGGGTGACCTGATCGTTAATCTCGATCTGAATTCCCCAAAATTTAACGAGCAGCTGGTTTACAGCGGAAAGAAGCTCAGTGAACTGGGCAAGGCGGCCACCGCTACTGCCGATCAGGTCGACCGGGCGTTCAACCGTCAGGAAGCCGCGGCCCGGCGCGCGGGTATGTCAGTGGGCGCATACAGTAACGCCGTTCGTATGTTACCTGCGCAGTTCACCGATATCGCCACACAGCTGGCCGGCGGCCAGTCGCCGTTCCTGATCCTGCTCCAGCAGGGCGGGCAGGTTAAGGACAGCTTCGGCGGATTTGGGCCGATGTTCCAGGCACTTCGCGATGCACTTTTCGGTTTTAGTGGCGACGTACAGAAAACCACTGACGAGGCGAGTGAAAGTGCGGGTGAACTTGCTGAGAGCTTCAATAACGCTTCTGACGCCGCGGAAAACCTCGGCAGGGCACGAGGATTTATCACGCCGTTCAACGTGGCGCTGGCTGCTGTAGCGGTGACTGCCGGCCTGATGATGTATTCGTGGTATCGCAGCAATTCGCAACTGTCTGATTTCAACAAAACGCTGGTTCTTTCAGGCAATACTGCAGGGCTGACAGCGCAAAAAATGCTGACGGTGAGTAAGGCTGCCGCCAGCGCCGGGATCACATTCTCAGCGGCTGCCGGTACGCTGACTGCACTGGTGAATGCCGGTGTTGCTGCGGGAGCTAATTTTGAGCGCCTTTCGGTAAGCATCACCGAGTTTGCAGACAAAAGCGGTCTGGAAATTGAGGATGTGGCCAAAGCGTTCGGGAAACTGACCAGCGATCCCACCTCCGGTCTGATTGCCATGGCGCAGCAGTTTCACAACGTGACGGCTGAGCAAATTGAGCACGTAGCGCAACTGCAGCGCTCCGGTGATGCCGCGGGCGCGCTGAAAGCGGCAAACGACGCAGCGACCGAAGGTTTTGAAAGGCAGACCCGTGCCATTGAAGGCAATATGGGTACTCTTGAGCGTGCGGCGAATACTGTCGGCGATGCGTTCAAGTCGATGTGGGATAAGATACTTGATATCGGTCGCCCTGATAGCGGTGCTGAACTGCTGAAAAAGGCTCAACAGCAGTTTGATATTGCTCAGGCCAACTTCGATAAAAACGCAACCGGTCCTGGCGTATCCGATGCGATGCGAAACCAGTATCAGAAAGTACTGGACCGTACCCGAATCAGTCTTCAGGCCGCGCAACTGCAGGCAGATTTGCAAACTGTTTCTGAGGAGAGCGCACAGGCGCAGGCGACCATTGAGCGGGACAGGCTCAGGTATGCCACGCAGGCTCAGGCGAGTTATGAAAAGACGCAAACCGCCCTTGATAAATACACCAGTAAACAAAAAGAACTGAACAAGGCGCTACAGGAAGGGCGTATCCTTCAGGGAAGCTACAATACCCTGATGGCTGCGGCGAAAAAAGAATACGAGGACTCCCTTAAGAAGCCCGCCAGAACCACCACCCCAGGTGGTGTAAAAGCGACGGACTCTATCAGTGCACAAACGCTGGAGCTCCAGGCGCAACTGGAAGTACTGCGCCAGCACCGGGGACTGAATGACACCATCAGCCAGCAGCGTCAGAATCTCTGGAAAGAACAGGCCCGTTTCGCTGTACTGGAGAACGCTGCGAAAACGCGTGCCCTGACGGCTGACGAAAAATCCCTGCTCAGTAATAAAGAACAGATACTCGCCCAGGCAGAAATCAATGCCCGGCTTGGCGATCAAATCGCTATTCAGGAGCGCCTGAACAACCTGCAGGACCGATCTCAAAAATATGTCACACAGATGGGGGAGAAGACCCGGGCCCTCACTGACAGTGCAGGCCTGAGCAGCCGCCAACAGCAGCGCAGGCTTGATGAGGCGCAGTTGCTGCAGGGCTGGAAAAATGCTGGTGGTACTGAATCGGATGAGGGTTACCAACAGGAGCTGGAGTCCCTTAAGAAATTCTACGCCGCACAGGATGATCTGCGCGGAAACTGGCAGGCGGGCGCGCGTACCGCATGGGCGAATTATGTTGATTCAGCATCCGATGCTTACGGGCAGATGGAATCACTGGCGACTACTGCATTTGATGGCATCAGTGAAAATATGGCCGAGATGCTCACAAGCGGGAAAGCTAACTGGTCTGACTTTACCCGGTCAATTTTGTCCATGCTGACCCAGATCCTGATGAAGCAGGCGCTGGTGGGGATGGTCAATTCAGTAACAATGGCTATGGGTTACGCTGCCGGAGGTTACACCGGTTCAGGTGGTAAATATGAGCCTGCTGGCGTGGTTCACCGTGGCGAGTTTGTTTTTACCAAAGATGCAACCAGTCGCCTCGGGGTGGGCAATCTCTATAACCTGATGCGGGGTTACGCATCGGGTGGCCTTGTCGGTGGTGGATCAACAGCTATCGCCGCACCTTTTGGTGTCAGTGTCTATGCGCCTGTTTCAGTCACCTCCCCGCAGAACGAAACGAAGCAACCTCCCGGTGATCAGCTTGGTCGCGCTTACCAGCAGGTCATTACGCAGGCCGTTAATGAAGGCATTGCAAAAGCAGTGCGTCCTGGCGGCCTAATCTGGAACGCAACCAGAGGCAGATAAACTATGGCTATCGAAAGCTTCCCCTGGTCGATTCAGTCGGCCAGCCAGCCCACGACCAAAAGCACCGATACGATCCGTAAGGTTCAGTTTGGCGATGGTTATACGCAGGTCAGCGGCTCAGGGCTGAACAGCGAGACCCTGAACTACGAGTATTCTTTTACCGGGCGGCCGGAGAAAGGATTGCAGATTTATGCTTTTCTCCGCCGCCACAAAACTAAATCCTTCTCGTTTAAACCGCCTTTCGGTGATCTCGCCTTATGGCGGGTTGAGGCTGACAGCCTTCAGAAGGTCATCAGGAGCAAAACGGTGATGACAATTACAGCCACCTTTGAACAGGCTTTTAAACCATGAGCTTAAACAGTGATTACCAGAAACTTGAGCCGGGCAATGCAGTCCGGCTTTTTTCTGTCGACGGTACGGCGTTCGGAACCGGCGAAGTGCTGCGTTTCCACAGCCACAACGTTCCGCATACAGAAGCAGAGATCGTGGCCGCTGGCGGCGTTGAGTCAAAACTACCGGCAAAAAGTATCTGGTGGCAGGGGCAGGAATATAAAGCCTGGCCGTGCCAGATTGAAGGGATAGAGGCGTCTACCAGTGGCAGCAGCGCACAGCCAAAATTATCGGTTGCCAACCTGGACGGCTCGATCACCGCGCTGTGCCTGGCGTATGACGACCTGCTGCAGGCTAAAGTGATGATCCACGACACGCTGGCGCAGTACCTTGATGCGCGTAACTTTCCCGGTGGAAACCCGACGGCAGACGCGACGCAGGAAAAGCTACAGGTCTGGTATATCGACGCGAAAACTTCTGAAACCAGTGAGGTGGTGGAGTTTGCGTTATCCAGCCCGATGGATTTGCAGGGTCTGATGATCCCGACGCGGCAGCTTCATTCCCTGTGCACATGGTGCATCCGCAACAAGTACCGCACCGGCGATGGCTGTGATTACGCCGGGACGCGTTACTTCGATAAAAACAACAACCCGGTGGACGACCCGTCCCGCGACGAATGTAACGGCACACTGACCGCCTGCAAACTGCGGTTCGGTGGAGGTAATGAACTGTCGTTCGGCGGCTTTCCGGGCACATCGCTAATCCGGAGCTGATATGCGTAAAAAGACCATCGCGGCCATCATGGCCCACGCCGAAGCGGAATATCCGCGCGAGTGCTGCGGGGTGGTGGCACAGAAAAGCAGAGTGGAGCGGTATTTCCCCTGTCGCAATCTCGCTACCGAACCAACAGAACATTTTCACCTCTCGCCGGAGGATTACGCCGCAGCGGAAGATTGGGGAACGGTCACCGCCGTCGTGCACAGCCATCCGGACGCCACCACGCAGCCGAGCGAAATGGACAAAGCGCAGTGTGATGTGACGGCGCTGCCCTGGCATATCGTCAGCTGGCCGGAAGGCGACTTACGAACCATCATACCACGCGGTGAAATTCCGCTGCTTGAGCGTCCGTTCGTGCTCGGCGTCTACGACTGCTGGGGTCTGGTGATGAGTTTTTACCGCCAGACCTACGGTATAGAGCTGGCGGATTACCGCGTCGATTATGCCTGGTGGGAAGATCAATACCCTGACAACCTTTATCAGGATAACTGGTACAATTGCGGTTTCCGGGAGTTCACCGGCGCGCCAAAGCCGGGGGACGTGGTGATCATGCAGGTGCAGTCGAATAAGTGGAACCATGCCGGGATCTTACTTGAAGGCAATATGCTGCTGCACCACCTTTACGGGCATCTCAGTCAACGGGTGCCTTATGGCGGTTACTGGATGGAACGCACCATGAAGATTTTACGGCATAGTTCCCTGTGCTAACCTTCGTTTTTTACCGAAGGGATATGGAAATGAAAAAGTTATTTTTGGCTATATGCGTTATTGGATTGGCTGGTTGCGCCAGGCCATACGGTCCAGCTGAGACAATAATTAATAAGCAAATTGTTCAGCCTAAGACTGGAGTTGAACAAACCAAAGTTACCATAACTCGTAACAAACAATTCATTGGTGGTGGCAGTGGCGGCACATGTCGGTTCTTGGTGCAAATCGACGGAGCCGACGTTGCTAAGCTCCGTCAGAATCAATTCGTTTCTGCCTATTTGGATAATGGCAAGCATTTATTAAGGGTTAGTAACGAATGTGATATAGCATCAATGGGAATGAGAAAGTCATTAGAAATTGACGCTTCTGGAGGGGAGCAGGAATACTTAGCCGAAAATGGAATGTGGGGTCAATATCGAATGTGGAGAATAAAATAATATCCTTTACCCAAACAGGTCGCTCAGGCGGCCTTTTTTATTGGAGTGATAATGAAAGAATTAATGACTCAAATTGAGCTTAGTGGAGACTTAGGAAAATTCTTTGGAAAAACTCACCATCGATTGATTAGTACAGTTCATGAAGCTACAAGAGCGTTGGCGGCAACTATTCCGGGTTTTGAAAAATACATGATAACCAGCGATCGACGCGGGATAACGTACGCGGTTTTTCGCGGAAAGAAGAATATTGGAAAAGATGATTTAGGTTACCCTGTAACCAAGGAAGTAATCCGTATAGTGCCAGTAATAATGGGTAGTAAAAAAGCAGGTGTATTTCAAACAATATTAGGTGCTGTTTTGGTAGTGGTTGGGGCTGTTGCTACTTACTTTGGTGGCGGTGTCGTGGGAGTCCCAATGATGCAAGCAGGTGGGGCGATGATGCTCGGAGGAGTAATCCAGATGCTCTCTCCACAACCCTCTGGTCTTGCCAGTAAGCAGGATTCTGATAATAAAGCCTCATACGCTTTTGGCGGCGTAACGAATACAGCCGCACAAGGGTATCCTGTACCCATTGGCTACGGAAAGCGCCGTATTGGTGGCGCGATTATTTCTGCCGGTATTTACGTCGAAGATCAGCAATAACCATTCACTGATTATTCCCTCACTGTTACCGCCGCCTGGCGGTTTTTTTATGGGCGCAACATGGCAAAACATATTAAAGGGCGCAAAGGCGGCGACTCTAAACAACGCACGCCCACGGAACAGCCGGACGATCTGCAGTCGGTGGCAAAAGCCAAAATACTGATTGCCCTGGGCGAGGGGGAATTTGCTGGTGGGCTGGCGGGCAGTAATATTTTTCTGGATGGCACGCCCCTGGAAAATCCTGACGGCTCCCAAAACTTTTCCGGCGTCGCCTGGGAATTCCGCCCCGGTAACCAGGCGCAGCCGTATATTCAGGGTATGCCGGGTTCTGAAAACGAAATCAGCGTGGGCACGGAGGTTTCCAGCGCTACCGCCTGGACGCGCACGTTTACCAATACCCAGCTTTCCGCCGTTCGCCTGCGTATCAAATGGCCGTCGCTGTACCGCCAGGAGGATGACGGGGATCTGGTGGGTAATTCTGTGGCCTATGCCGTTGACCTGCAGACAGATGGCGGAGCCTGGCAGACTGTAATCAATACGGCGGTAACCGGCAAAACCACCTCGGGTTATGAGCGCAGCCACCGTATCGACCTGCCGCGCGCCGGTACCACCTGGACATTGCGCCTTCGCAAATTAACGCCGGATGCCAACAGCGCCAGAATCGGCGACACCATGACGCTGCAGAGTTACACGGAAGTCATTGATGCCAAGTTGCGTTACCCGAGCACCGCGCTGCTGTACATCGAATTTGACTCCAGCCAGTTCAACGGCAGCATACCGCAGATTTCCTGTGAGCCGGCGATGCGCGTGATCCGTGTCCCCGATAATTATGATCCGGTTGCGCGCACCTATACCGGCACCTGGACGGGCGGGTTTAAATGGGCCTGGACAGATAACCCGGCGTGGATTTTTTACGACATCGTGATTGCCGATCGATTTGGGCTGGGCCATCGCCTGACGGCGGCGAACATCGATAAGTGGACGCTGTACCAGGTGGCACAGTACTGCGACCAGATGGTACCGGACGGGAAGGGCGGGAACGGCGCTGAGCCGCGCTATACCTGCAACGTCTATGTGCAGGACCGCAACGAAGCCTATACCGTGCTGCGGGACTTTGCCGCCATCTTCCGTGGCATGACGTACTGGGGCGGTAACCAGATCGTGGCGCTGGCGGACATGCCGCGCGATATCGATTACAACTACACCCGCGCTAACGTGGTCAGTGGTGAATTCGTTTACTCGAGCAGCACGACCAAGACCCGTTACACCACGGCGCTGGTCTCGTATTCGGACCCGGATAACGGCTACGCTGACGCCATGGAGCCAGTGTTTGAGCAACCGCTGGTTGCACGCTACGGGTTTAACCAGCTCGAGATGACCGCAATTGGCTGCACCCGGCAGAGTGAGGCAAACCGCAAAGGGCGCTGGGGCATTCTGACCAACAACAAGGACCGAATCGTCACGTTCTCAGTTGGGCTGGACGGCAATATCCCGCAGCCGGGTTACATCATCGCCGTCGCTGATGAAATGCTCTCCGGAAAAGTGACAGGTGGACGCATCAGTTCGGTTAATGGCCGGGTGATCACGCTTGACCGCGTGCCGGATGCTAAGCCAGGTGAGCGGCTTGTTCTCAACCTGCCGTCCGGCGCATCACAGGCCCGGACGATCCAGGCGGTTAATGGTCAGGCCGTCACTGTCAGTATCGCCTACAGCGAAACGCCGCAGACCGAAAGCGTCTGGGTGGTCGAATCTGACGAGCTGTATGCCCAGCAGTACCGGGTGGTCAGCGTCAGCGACAACAATGACGGGACATTCACTATTTCCGGCGCGTTTCACGATCCGGATAAGTATGCCCGCATTGATACCGGCGCAATCATCGACCAGCGCCCGGTAAGCGTGATCCCGCCGGGCAGCCAGTTCGCACCGGAAAATATCGCCATCAGTTCTTTCTCGGTGGTGAATCAGGGCATCAGCATTGAAACGATGCGCGCCAGCTGGGACCCGGCACCCAACGCCATTGCTTATGAAGCACAGTGGCGGCGCAACGACGGGAACTGGGTGAACGTTCCGCGCAGTTCGACCACTTCGTTTGAGGTGCCGGGCATCTATGCGGGGCGCTACCTGGTGCGCGTGCGCGCCATCAACGCGGCGGAGATCTCCAGCGGCTGGGGGTACTCACCGGAGAAATCGCTGACGGGTAAAGTGGGCAACCCGCCGAAGCCGATCGGATTTACGGCGACAGGTATCAACTGGGGTATCCGGCTTAACTGGGCTTTCCCGGCCAACACGGAAGACACGCTGAAAACCGAAATTCAGTACACCCCGCGTGACGACCATGCCGATCCGCTTTTGCTTTCTGATGTGCCATACCCGCAGGCCGACTACACCCAGCTCGGGTTACGCGCCGGGCAGATTTTCTGGTACCGCGCGCAACTGGTCGACAAAACCGGTAACGAGTCGGGCTGGACGGACTGGATCAGGGGCATGGCTAACGACCAGGCCAGCGACTATCTGGAGGATATCGCCAAAGACCTGCTGACCTCAGAAGATGGGAAGCGACTGACAGAACAAATCGATTTCACCCTGGCGGGACAGATGCAGACTACGCTGGCCCAGGTGGAAAGCGCGCAATTGCAATATGAGCAGGTGGGAGCTGCACGCGCTGAGATTTCACAGGTAAAAATCACCCAGGCCGATGCAGAGAAAGCCTTTGCGCAGTTCCAGGAACTGGTGGCCGTGCAGTTCGGTGAAAACGCGGCGGAAATTAACGAGGTTAAAACGGCGCAGGCAACAGCGGATGAAGCGTTTGCTGAATATCGTCTCACCGTCGCGGCGGATTTTAACGGTGTTAACAGCAGTATCTCCACCATTCAGGAGGCGCAGGCCAGCGCGGATCAGGCATTCGCGCAATACCAGACGCAGGTGGCGACGAAGTTTGGCGATCAGCAGGCCGCCATCAACGAAAAAATGACCGCGTATACAGACGCTGCCAGCGCCAATGCGATTTACACCCTCCGCACGGGCGTGAAATACAACGGCAATTATTACGACGCCGGGCTGTCAGTGGCGGTTATGGCGGATGGTTCCGGGGTGAAAACCCGCGTGGCGATTAATGCCGATCAGTTCGTGATGCTGTCCGGGCAGGGCGGCGTTCAGTATTCGCCGTTCGGCATCGTTAATGGTCAGGTGTTTCTGAACTCCGGATTCATCCAGGACGGGACCATTATTAACGCGAAGATCGGTGCCTATATCCAGTCAAATACCTGGGATGGCTCGGGGAATAGTGGATGGCACATCAATAAAAGTGGTTATGCCTATTTCACCGGCGTAACCATTAAAGGGACTGTTTATGCCAGCGCCGGCTCGTTCACAGGAACGGTGTATGCAACTGACGGGCGGTTCACCGGG